TCGACAGTACCACACAAGCCGTGTTAAGATACCGTCAAGGTAACTTCATAGAAATGGTAAATGACTATGAAGAAGAATTATACAAAGTTCCAAAGGAGTACAAATATTATGGGTAAAATTAAAAAAGAAGATTTAGAGTCTATGAAAGAGGTCGAAGAACCAAAAGAACAGGATATGAATCCTAAAGATCCTACAAAAAAATTAAAACCACTAAAAGCAGTATTAGGTGTTCTTGCATTAGGAGCAGTCGGAGCAAAGGCTTTTGATAAATTTAAAAAGAAAGATATTGCTACACCTGGAATGATGGGTGTCGGAGCTTCTATGGGTGTAAAAAAGAAACTTGCTAATATGTACGAAAAGAAAACCGAGCAGAAAACTGCAAAGATGAATGTTGGTGGTGAAGTTGAGGTTTTGAAAGGCGGAGATTATATTAAAGATCTTATCGACTAATGGCTGGTTTAGCAGATTTAAAACAAACTGAAGTAATTGAGGATCAACCGACCTCATCAGTTCCAAAAAACAAATCAGATTATACAGAATCTTATGATCCTAGCATGGCTAGAGGTCTAGCTGGGTTCGCGGTTGCTGGTGCGGGAGCCTTTGCTCTAAGGAACCCTATCGCAAAAGTCATACAAAAAATTGCAAGTATTAAATTACCTAAGGCTCCTGCTTCACGAACCAGTGGTAAAGATCAAGTTGATGAAATTCTAGAGATAGCTCCAACCAAAATGGAAAGAGGTAAAGCTCTTACAGTTGCACAAACAAAACCACAAGATGAAATAAGAAAAATTGCACTTGAAAGATCAAACGAGTTAAAAAAAATTGCCTATGCTAATCCATTATCAAGAGGTGGTAAAACTAATAGAATAGGATCATCACTTTGGGATTATATTGCACGACACCCAATAGCAGGTGCAAGAAAACCTGAGGAGTGGATTAAAGATTTTAAATCTACAGGTCCAGGTTCTTTTAAGACAGGTAATCCAAATTTTAAAAATATAAATCAATCAGTAAAAAAAGATGAACTATGGGACTCAAACTTAGTTCAATTTGATAAAGATGGTAACGTCGTAGGTGGTTTTTTAAAAGTAGCTGCAGAAAAAAAGATACCTCTTACAAAAATGGATTTACTCTACATTGTAGAAAAAGCTCCTGTGAATAATTTAAAAGTAAGAAAACTTACAACTGATACTAAAATAGTTGATGATGCAGAAAATGTTGCAAGTGAAGCAATTAATCATATTAATAAGATTAGAGATAAAGCTGTTCAAATGTCTGCTAATCTTCCTGCAGATCAATCTGAAAAATTTGCTGAACTAGTTACATTAGGAAATGGGGTTGCAAAAAATATTAGAACAAAAACAGGTCGTTTACATAATCAATACAGAAGTGCAGAAACGTCAGACTATGATAGTTTTGATGCTAACAATGTATTCGGACAAGATGTTGGAGATTTAAAAGCATTGTTCGATAAAGCTAGAAATGCAGGGGTAACCACAGGAGATGACACCTTAGCTTTCTTAGATAAATTTGGCAGAGTAGATACCGACCTAGGAAGAAGATTGCAACTTATGAAAACTCAAAAGATGTTACCTAAGTATGGTAACTATGATGAGTATAGAGTTAAAGGCGGTGAAAAATATTTTGAACATGTAGTGTATTATCCTAAACCATTACCAATGGGTCAAAGACTAAGCGACAAATATCAAAAACATTATACATCTGAATATGGTCCAACTGATGCTATACCAAATCAGATATATCATATGCGAGGTTCAATAAGAACAGGCGGTACAAATCAAAATCAAAAAGTTATGATGATTGATGAAATACAATCTGACTATCACCAAGCATTAAGAAAGACTGATCCTAAGAGATCAACAGTCGTAAATGCATTTGGGACTGAGATAGAATTTTTTTCTGCAAATAGAAAATTAGAAAAAATTATTAGTGAGATGAAAGATATTTCTAATAAGGGTATTAGAGCTACACCAGATGATATGCAGAGGTTTAATAAATTAAATAGTGACTTTAGAGAGTTAAGAGCCAACTCTATGAACTTATCGAATATTACTTCTCAAAAAGCAAATGAAGGAATTCCTTTCTTACCATTGTATGGTAAAGAAAACTATGGCTCACATGCAATTAAAAATGCTATTAAGACTGCAGCTGATGAAGGAGTCGATTGGGTTGCTATTGCACCTGTTGAACAATTACACCATGCAAAGAGAACAAAGTATCTTGGTGACATAGAGTTTTATGGAAACAGATTTGGAACAGCTGGATTTAAAAACTACGGCGGTAGACAAGGAGTTGTAAGAAAAAATGCAAACGGCTCAGAGGTTGCTATAGAAGGAAATACAGATCCTAAAAAAATGGCAACGTTACCTAATGCTATGAAAAAACTAGCTGCACAATATGGATCTGAAGTTAAAACAATACCAATAGCAAAATCTGATCCGAGTAAACCTTTTAAAGTAGTTACTAAAGTTTCTAACGATAAGAAGGTTTATGGGTTAAATCCAGATACAGCAGGAACACAGCATATTGGTGCTTTTAAAACTTTAGAAGAAGCGAATGATTACAAAGAGAGATATAGTGGAACAGTGGTCAAAATGTTTGATGGTGATACTAGATTATACTTTGATGCTTTTGCTATTAAAGTAAACCCTGAAATGGCTACTAAACCCTTCAAAGCATATCAAAGCGGTGGACTAGTAGTAAATATATTTGCATGATAAGATAATCCTGTTATAACAAAGGAGATAATTATCATGGCAAGTAAAAAACTTAAAAAAGCCATCATGGCAGGAGTTCTTGGCGTAGCTGGAGCAAAAGCTCTTAAACAAGCAGGCGAGATGAAACAATTCCTAGCTACTGAAGGCGGAGATAAACAAAAAATAAACTATATTACAAAAAAAGCAAAACCAAAAACTTTCATGGGCAAAGTAAAAAAAGCTGTTAATGTGTACAAAGAAAAAGGTTTGAACACAGGACGTGGCCCTGGAATCAAAAAAACTGATTCACTAGCTGACAAAGCATTAAGTGGAGAAGTGTTTGGATTAGGAATCATGGATGGAGCTAAAGCTGGTAAAATGATTAAAGCTAGAGGTGGAAAGTTAGTAAATTTAAAAGCGACAAAATTATACTAGGTTTATGGCTGAAGTAGATAAAACAAATGAGCTTCCTGAAGAAGAGGTTGAGGAAAGTGAAGTTGATGTAGAGATTGAGGGTGAGGAACAAGTTCCTGAAGAAGAAGCACCTGAAGAAGATTTTTATAGAAACTTAGCTGAAGAGATGGACGATCGTGTTCTTGGTCGTATGTCGTCACAACTTGTTTCTGATTACAAAAGGGATAAAGTTTCAAGAGGGGATTGGGAACAAGCTTACACCCAAGGTTTAGACTTACTTGGTTTCAAGTATGTAAATAATACTAGACCGTTTCAAGGTGCAAGTGGTGTTACCCATCCACTCTTATCAGAAGCTGTTACACAATTTCAAGCACAAGCTTACAAAGAATTATTACCAAGTGATGGTCCTGTAAGAACATCAATTATTGGATCCGATACTCCAGAGGTAACTCAACAAGCTGAAAGAGTTCAAAATTTTATGAACTATATGTTGATGGAAGAGATGGAAGAATACACACCAGACACAGATCAACTTTTATTTTATTTACCACTAGCAGGTTCTGCATTTAAAAAAATTTATTACGATGAAATTAAACAAAGAGCTGTAGCTAAATTTGTTCCAGCAGAAGATTTAATTGTTCCTTACTATGCAACAGATTTAAAAGATTGTGAGCGTATAACTCACTTAGTTAAGATGTCAGAGAATGATGTTCTTAAACAACAAAAAGCAGGATTTTATAGAGATGTTGAGCTAACACCAAAACAACCTGAAAAAAGTCCAATTCAAGATAAATTAAATGAACTTGAAGGAGTAAAACCTGCTGGAGAAAAAGAATATCAATATAATATTTTAGAAATGCACGTCGATTGTAATCTAGATGAGTTTGAAGCAGAAAATTCTGAAAAGAAAGTTAAAAAACCATACATAGTTTCTATTGATGAGGGCTCAGGAAAAATTTTATCTATTTATAGAAATTATAATCAAGACGATGACACGGAATCTAGAAGAGAATATTTTGTACATTATAAATTTTTACCTGGTTTAGGTTTTTATGGCTTTGGTTTAATACATATGATTGGTGGATTATCTAGATCTGCTACACAAGCACTAAGACAATTACTTGATGCAGGTACTTTAGCTAACTTGCCTGCTGGATTTAAGTCTAGAGGTATACGAATTAGAGATGATGACCAACCATTTCAACCTGGAGAGTTCAGAGATGTTGATGCACCTGGTGGAAATATTAAAGATCAATTTCAAATTTTACCTTTTAAAGAACCAAGTGCCACTTTATTCCAACTTTTAGGTTTTGTTGTGCAAGCAGGACAACGTTTTGCATCAATTGCAGACATGCAAATGGGAGAAGATGCACAAAATAGAGCTGTTGGAACTACAATAGCCCTCTTGGAACGTGGTTCAAGAGTCATGAGTGCTATTCATAAGCGTTGTTATTATGCTATGAGACAAGAATTTAGACTTTTATCAAAAGTTTTTGCTGATTATCTACCTCCTGTCTATCCATATGCAGTTACAAACGCAGATAGGTTCGTAAAATTACAAGATTTTGACGATAGAGTCGATGTTATACCCGTTGCAGACCCAAATATCTTCTCAATGTCACAAAGAGTGACTTTAGCAAACGAAAATTTAAAAATTGCTGCATCAAATCCACAAATGCACAATTTAAGAGAGGCTTACAGAAGAGTTTATGAAGCTTTAGGTACAAAAAACATAGATGCTTTACTAAAACCTACACCACCTGTGGTTCCAGAGGATCCAGCAACTGAAAATGCAAAGGCATTACAGATGCAAATGCTAAAAGCGTTCCCTGAACAAGATCATCAAGCACATATTATGGCTCATAGAGCATTTATGGCAACAAGAATGGTTCAAATTAATCCAATGGTCTATGCTTTGATGCAGGGACACATTTCTGACCATATTGCGTTACAATCTCATGGTGAAATAGGGGACATGGTTGAGCAAACACCTGAATTAGCACAACAAGCACAAACAGATCCAAAAGGATTTAAAATTTTATTCGATAGCATGGTAGCCAAAAGAGTTGCGGAGATAACTA